GCGTTGCGGTCAAGGGTAACGTCCCAGCAAGCGACATGCCAAAGATGTTGCTAATCTTGTCAGACATGCAGTTCAACCAATGCGCTCGTTTCGACGATAGCGCAATGGAAATGATCGAACGCAAGTTTGAGGAAGCGGGTTACACCGTTCCACAAATTGTATTCTGGAACCTAAACGCAAGTGACAACGTTCCAGTCAAGTCAGACAAGAGTGGTGCGGCACTTGTAAGTGGATTTAGTCCAAGCATCATGACAGCTTTGCTGTCAGCTGATTTGGATCAGTTCACTCCAGAAGGTATCATGCTTAAGACTGTAATGGTCCCACGCTACGACCTTTAAAAATAAGTGTTGTAGAAATACAACAGTTTTTGGTAGGGCCTTAGGGCCCTATTTTTTTAACTTGACGTAACCAAATTTTGGTGCTATAATAAGACTATGATGAAACAAAATCTTACCAAAATTCGAGAAGTGTTTGAACAGTTGGGCCATGAATGGGTCGAACCCTATAGCACTACTGAAGGTGCAATTAACCGAGAAGAAGTAGGCAACCACAGAGGCTTGTACTACATCTACCCTGAAGTTAATTTCTATTTTGGTAAAGCGGCGACCAATACTGTAATCAATCGCCATATGACACATCGTCCAAAATTAGATGTTGATTTGGCTACATTGTACAGTACGCCTGTTGAAAAAGTGGAACCCAAATGGATGTTCCCAGAAGGATGGAAAGAGGGTGTCTGTAAATACATTATTGAAGGTGTGGAAGAAATTCCAAGTCACTATGTAAAGATTGGCAAAAAGCGAGTAGCACCAGGTGTGCTAGACTTTCCGGTGACACACAAAGTTAATGTAGACACACTTGAAGTACTAGTTTGGAATTTGGATCATTTGACCGCAGAACAAATTAGTGCTATTGAAGAAGCAGTAATTCCTGCAATTTGGCCTTACTGTAATAGTGAAACATATAGAAAAAGAAAGAGCGAAAGATTTGATAGAAGTAAAAAGCAAAACAGATTTAAAAGAATTTGAAACACTAGCCCTGGCAATGGACTGGGCAAAAGAAACAGGCGAGTTCGTTACTATTAAAATTAATGGAATGGAACTTGTAGGTAAGTTTGGTGCTGATAGCATTGTAGACGGCAAGTGTCCAGATGGAGTAGACTACACATGGAAAAAGCGCCGTTGATAGAAAAGAGAATAATGAGGCCCGATGGCTCTAAGTATATGACTGCTGTATACACTGGCGATACTATAGAGTTCAGAGACTTTGCCGCTAATAACATTACAGTTAGATTCGACGCAAAGGTAATGGACCAACTTATTCCTTTTTTACAGGAAGCTAATTTTTGGAATAAAGTAAAGGAGTAAAAATGCCTTGGATTCAAAATTGTGCGGCAGATGATATTCCAAAAGGATTTCATGTTGCCGTGAAAGAAAACAGTATGCTGATCCAAATTATGGATCCAGCCAGCTGGTTTCCTACTCCAAAACATCAATTTAAAGAAGTTCATCAGTTTGAATTTCTAGATGTCGAAGAGCAGGATCATGTAGACGACGAAGCTATGAAGTGTAGTCATGAGCAGGCCGCAGAGCTTGTTCGTTTGCTACAACACGCATTGGACAATCACATGGATGTTATTGTTCATTGCTTTGCAGGTATTTGCCGGTCGGGTGCGGTCTGTGAGGTTGGAGTCATGATGGGATTTCAAGACACTGAAAGATTCCGTATGCCCAACCTGCTTGTAAAGCATCGCATGATGAAAGCTCTAGGCTGGACATACGATGCTGACGAAAAGCCAAACGTAGATGATTGGCGAACATTTAGAAACGATTTTTAAGAAAGGAGGGCAATATGCCTAGCGTATTTTTAGTTAGCGACACGCACTTTGGTCATGCTGGTGTATGCCGCTTCACACGTAACGATGGTTTTACAAAGTTAAGACCATGGACTGATCCAGATGAAATGGATGAGGCAATGATCAAGGCTTGGAACGAAAAAGTCAAGCCCACGGATAAAGTTTATCATTTAGGCGACGTGGTTATAAACCGCAAGGCATTAAAAGTTTTGTCTCGCTTAAATGGTGATAAGGTCTTGATCCGTGGTAACCATGACATTTTTCGTGACGATGAATATAGACAATACTTTCGTGAGTTACGTGCATACCACGTTATGAACGGAATGATCTTGTCGCATATTCCGGTCCACCCGGATAGTTTAGGCCGCTTTGGTGTAAACATCCACGGACACTTACACGCCAACCGTGTAAAGAAAATGCGTGGTGTTGATGTTCGTACTGGAGAGATCTTGTACAGTGATGAGAACGATCCTCGTTACCATTGCGTTTGCGTAGAGCAAACACCAGACTTTGCTCCTATGTTGTTTGAAGACGTTATTAAGCGTATTGAAGCAGAAGGCGGTGAAGTTGGTTTTAAGAACGGCAACGGACCTACGATGTAAGGAAGAAGAATGTCTTATCGTGAATATTATTTTAAACAAATGATTAGGAGCGGTAAGGCATTCTTAATCTATTCTAAGGGCTTTATTTTGAATAGGAAAGTATAATGTATATTACACGAACAGAAGTAGAAAAAATTCTAGCAGTTATGGAAGAATTTCCTGATGCTAGATGGTATAAATTAGAAGCAGACAATTCCAGTGGTATTGGTAGTGTGCTTACATTAACCATGGACATGGATATTGGCACACGTAAATCTCTAGTAACAGTAGATATAGCAGGAGTGGAGGATTGGTAATGCCTAAATGTTATCAACTTATTGGAGTCCCAGGTAGTGGAAAATCTACATGGGTCTGGAACCAGGATTGGATTTCTGGTATGGAGTACGTGTCTACTGATCACCATGTAGAGGAATACGCCAAAGCTCAGGGCAAAACCTATTCTGAAGTGTTTACGGAATTCATGCCTAAAGCAGTTGAACTGATGGCTGCAGAAGTTGTAGAAGCACGTACAGAAGGTCGAGATATTATTTGGGATCAAACTAGCACTACTGTCAAAAGTCGTGCTCGTAAGTTTAATATGCTTCCAGACTATTATCATATTGCCGTAGTGTTTCGTACACCAGAGCATAAAGAACTTATGCGTCGATTGATGAGCCGTCCAGGCAAAGAGATCCCAGATCATGTTATTGCCAGCATGATTGCCGGTTGGGAAGATCCAACCGAAGAAGAAGGCTTCAAAGAAATTTGGTACATATAACCAAAAAGCGTTGACTGTATGTGTCTTTAAGCATATAATAGACACATACAAGTTTTTATCCCCTCATTGAAAGAGTTTACACAATGACTTATTTTCTAAAACAAGGCAATTCATTTATGGTTTCAAAGAAAGAAGCCATGGACCTTCGTGACAAACTTCCTGCCGGTAACTATGTTATCAAGAAGAATGAGATGACAGGTCAAATGTTCCTTGAACAAATTGACAAATTTGAATTTAAAGGCAAGATCTACGGTGATACTATGAAACGTGCCGACCGTATTTTGCATTCTTTTAACGACCGTCCTGCAACTACCGGTGTAATGCTTACTGGTGAAAAAGGTTCAGGCAAAACACTTCTTGCTAAAATGCTTTCTATCAAAGGCTACGAGCAAGATATTCCTACTATCGTTATCAACCAACCGTGGTGTGGCGAACAGTTCAATGCCTTCATCCAAAGCATTGAGCAACCTGTGATTGTTGTATTCGACGAGTTTGAAAAAGTTTACGACGAGAACGAACAAGAAATGATGCTTACACTACTTGACGGTGTGTATCCTACTAAGAAACTGTTCGTGCTTACCTGCAACGACAAGTGGCGTGTTAATCAACACATGCGAAATCGTCCAGGTCGTATTTTCTACTCACTAGAGTACAAAGGACTTGAAGCAGAATTCATTCGTGAATACTGCGAAGATAACCTTAAGGCCAAAGAACACATTGAGAAAATCATTGGCATTGCTGGAACTTTTGGACAGTTTAACTTTGACATGCTAAAAGCACTTGTTGAAGAAATGAACCGTTTCAACGAAACTCCGCAAGAAGCTATGCAGATGCTTAATGCTAAACCTGAGTATTCAGAAGAATCACGCTATAAAGTTAAGCTGATGATTAATGGTGAAGAGTTGGCTGAAACTAACTTTGAAGAAAAGGAATGGTCTGGTAATCCGCTGAACAAGCGTGTCCATATCAACTACAAGAACTTCTACGAGCCAGACGATGACGAAGATGTTGCTATTGGCGACTTTGATTGGGAAAGCAAGGTTTTCGAACCTGCTCATCTTAAGAAGATCGACGACAACGGCAACAAGTATGTTTTCGTTGCTTCAGATGGTTCTACCCTTGTGCTTACCAAAGTCAAGGAACAAGGATACCGTTACTGGGATGCCTTTTAACACATAGCCGTTCAACTAGTCACTGGCACTATGTGGAAAAGTGTTGCAGAAATGCAACACTTTTTTTTGGATTGTTCCCTGTCAATGACTCCAAATTTTGGCTGCATTGACAGTTGACTACTCGGCGCTCTGGTGCTACAATATACACATACTAAACAAACACAGAAAGGTTTTACAATGGCAATCATCAATAGCACTCCGCAAAACGAAGCTATTATGTCCAATGTAGGCGAAATTGGTGAGTTCCGTATTCGCAACTCTGCCAAAGCATTTAACATTTTGAGTTCGGGCTTGTATGCTAACAAGGTCCGTGCCATTATTCGTGAGCTTTCTTGTAATGCTGTAGACAGTCATATTGCCGCAGGCAAACAAGATACTCCGTTTGACGTGCATCTTCCTAATCAACTTGAACCCTGGTTTGCTATTCGCGACTACGGTACTGGATTGAATCATGATCAAGTTACTAATATCTACACTACCTATTTTGAGTCCACTAAGACTAATAGCAATGAGTTTATTGGTGCTCTTGGCCTCGGCAGTAAGTCTCCTTTTTCTTATACTGATAACTTTACTGTAACTGCCGTTAAAGATGGTGTTAAAGGCATTTATACTGCCTTCATCAACGATCAAGGTGTTCCTAGCATCGCATTGATGACTAGCGAAGAAACTACAGATCCAAGCGGTGTTGAAGTTAAGTTCAGCGTTAACGATCGCTATGACTTTTCTAAGTTCCGTGACGAAGCGCGACATGTCTATACCTACTTCAAACTTCGTCCTGTTGTAAGCGGTGACAGTTCTTTTGCGTTCCGTGACGTTGAATACGAAACCGAAAACATTATTCCTGGCGTTCACAGCTACAAAGATGGTCGCCGTAGTGTTGCCATTATGGGCAATATTGCTTACCCTATCGAAGTACCGCAAGGCAGTGACTTGGGTGGTTTGAATAACTTGTTGAGCTGTGGTTTGGAAATGCACTTTGGCATTGGTGAGTTGGACTTCCAAGCATCGCGTGAAGGCTTGTCTTACATTCCACAAACTGTTGAAGCAATTAAGAACAAACTGGTTGCGGTCAATGCCGCTTTGTCTGTTGTGATTGCTAAAGAAGCAGATGCTATTGGTAACTTGTGGGATCGTGCTATTCACTTGCAAAAGAAATATAGTAACAGTCTTTGGTCCACTGCTATTAAAAAGTATGTTCAAGATACTAAACTGCCTACCTTTGACGATAGTCGTTACGGTGGTACTAAAGAATTTAAGATCCTCATTGATGAGTTGGCTAGTAAGTACAACATCTCTGTTCGTGGCTTTGATTATAGCAAACACCAAAAAGGTTATCCTAATCTGAAGCAAAGTACAGACCATGTTAAAATGGCCGACGGTACTTATGTGTACCTTTACAACTGGAGTTTTACTGTTAGCTCTAACCTACGTTTCATTGTCAACGACACCAATGTAGGTGCTGTTGAACGTGCTAAGTTTCACTATCGTACTAACAAGCCCGATGCTAGTGCTCGAGTAGTTGTATTGGATAAAGTAGATAAAACTAAGGACATGAAACTGAAGGCTTTCTTTAAGGCAATCAGTAGTCCTCCTGAGTCCTATGTTAGCAAGGCAAGCGACTTGGACAAGAAAGAACGTGCGGCAGGTATTGCCAAGAACGTTACTATCTTGAGCTTGCAAGAACGTGGCAGTGGCGGCTACTATCGTGAACGTGAAATGGTTTGGCGTGATGCTGGTAAAGCTGATACGTTTGATGCCGCTGGTACGTATTACTACTTGCCTTTGAGTGGCTTTGAAATTCAAAGCAAATATGGTATGCACGATGCCAAACAGTTCTACAACGACTTGAAGGACTGTGGTATTGATGGTTTGAAGACTACCATTTATGGTGTACGTAAAGGTGACATTGAGTTTATCCGTACCCAAAAGAACTGGATCAACATCGAAGACCATATTGCTGGTGTTTTGGCTAAGCCAATTGACAACAAACTTGTTATGAGTTTGGTGTTGCAGGCTATTGACAACTTCAACAATATTTCGTATAATTTTAATGTAACGAGCCGAATCACAAATGCTAACAGTCCATATGTTGCATTTGTTACTAAGCTCAAGGGATTTGAGAAGATTCGTTATAACGAACAGAGCTTGAAGCGCCTGTGCCAACAATACGCTAAAAACGTATCGTTTAACCCAGAAGCACAAGTTCAGCAGTACGTGGAAGAAGTACGTCAGATACAAGCTCGTTATCCGTTGCTACAGTATCTGCGTAGTGTTCCAAGTGATGAGTTGGCAAACTATGTGAATATGATTGACACACAGAAAGGTGTTTAAAATGAGCTATCCGTTTTTGATTCAAGGTGATAACGTTGTTGTTGTAATTGACAATAAACCGCACACTATTAACAAGACGCACATTACCTATCAAAAGGTAGTGGACGCAATTAAAGCAGGCGACTGGGAAGCCGTTAAGGAATCCATTGAGCCTAAGAAAGTTGTTCTTAACTACGGCAACGGCAATGTCAGCATCCAAGGTGAAACATTGTTTTGGAAGGGTAAAGAGCTTCACACTACTTTGGCAGTCAAGATGATTGATATGCTGAAAGAAGGTTTTCCAATTGAGCCTATGGTTCATTTTATGGATAACCTGTACCAAAATCCAAGCAAGCGAGCAGTCGACGAACTGTACGGCTTCTTGGAAAAAGGTAACTTGCCTATCACTCCAGACGGTCACTTCCTTGCTTACAAGAAAGTTCGTGCAAACTATTTGGACGTACACTCTGGTACAATGGATAACTCTGTTGGCAAGATCGTTGAAATGGAACGTTTCGATGTTGATGACAACAAGGATAATACTTGTTCAACAGGCTTGCATTTCTGCTCAAAAGACTACTTGAATAGTTTTGGAGGCGAACGCACCGTTATCGTCAAGATTAATCCACGTGACGTTGTAAGCATTCCAAGTGATTACAATGCTACTAAGGGTCGTGCTTGCCGCTATGAAGTTGTTGGTGAGTTGGAAGTTGCTCCAGAACAAGCGTTTACACGTTCTGTTCAAAGCAACACCAATACTGCCCGCCTAATGAAGACTGGTTCTAGTGCTTTCTACAAAGGCTATACAGCAGGATTCCAAGGCATTTATAATGCAAGCGGTGACTTTTACGGCAAAGAATACACTGATTATAGCGAAGGCTATACTAAGGGTAATCGAGATCGTATGGACGGTACCCAGGAACGTTATCGCTATGTTCCTAACTTTACTACAGATGGCGGTGCTTGGCCATTTGCTAAAAAGTAATTAAACTAGCACATAATAGGCCCTACGGGGCCTATTTTTTTGGCTGATTTTGCGAGTGCGGTTTTTTCCGTTTGAATAAATACTGTGTATTGGTCTACATAGATCTAAAAGAATAACGGAGATAGCACAATGGCGCTACGCATTAGAAGAGGTACAGACGCCCAGCGTACTGGGAAAACATTTGAAATGGGCGAGATTGTATATACTACAGACGCCCAGCAAGTGTGGATTGGCAACGGAATTACTGCCGGCGGTGTTCCAGTAGTAGGGTCAAATGTTGCTGGTTACGGTATAGTATATAACAATGTAACAAAAAAACTAGATGTTAGTGGTTTAACAAGCGACGATGTAACACAAGGAATCAACAACAAATATTTCAGTACAGAATTAGCAGTTGATGCAGTTGGTGCAGCACTTGTAGCAGGTAACTCTACTAACGTTGGTATTACTTTTACCTACGCTCAAACGCAAGACGATGCAGGACGCATTAATGCTACTGTTGCTCTAGACGGTGTAGGACTTACTGATATAGTAAATGACACAACACCACAGCTAGGTGGTGATTTAGATTTGAATTCGTTTAACATAAGCGGAATTGGTTCAATTGGAGTATCAGGAAATCTTGTAGTATCTAGCACTAGCCTTGCAACTACAGATGCTTCTAGTACATCAGGAGTTTCAACAGTATCTTTTGCTGCACAATCAGATCCTCCATTTACTGTTGGTGAAACAATTTACATAACAGGAGTTACTCCAGCTGGGTTTAACGGAACTAAAGTTGTTACTGCCTGTACAACAACCAGTGTTTCATTTGTAGGAACAACTGTAGGTCCACAAACAGTAGCAGGAACAATAACTGGCGGCGGTAGAATTACAGCATCAAATTATGGTACTGTAAATGCTAAGAAAGTCTATATCACTGACAATACAGATTCAGGTATTGTTAACGCTGGATTTGTAATAACTTCAAGCAGAGCACCTGCAGATGGTGATAATTGGTTTACATTTAATTCACATCACAATGTAGGTGGAGATTTCCATGCGATGACTTTTAATCGTACAAGAGGAACATCTGCGGCACCAACAGTTTTACAAGATCAAGATTTTATTTTTGCATTAACATTCTCTGGAAGAACAACTGATGGTTCAACAGCTGCTGCAGCATCTGTTGCATCCTTTGTTACTGGTAGTCCAGGCGCTGGTATTTTACCAGGATCTCTTGCTCTTGCAACTGCTGATGCAACAGGACTTGTAGGACCAAAACTTATTGTTGGACCAGACGGTCAACAAACTATTTTTGCACCTGCTCTAACTGCCGGTAGCGGATCAGGCAAAGTTGATACAAGTACTATTTCGAGTTGGATGAAGGTAACATTTAACGGTGTTGATTACGCTGTACCAATGTACGCAATTAATCCATAAAACGTTTAATAGCTGTTTTAAATAGCATAGGTGAAAAGGCTGGGAACAGCCTTTTCAATTCTGTGATATCTGGTTTTCTGTTTTTGGCACTACCAGTTAGCCCAGGTAAAAGAGTCCAATTAGTATTAGAGTATCCTAGTGATTCTGCAATGATGTTAGCCGCTTGTAAAATAGTTAACTCTTCATCGCTACCTACATTAACTACTGTCTTACTTACATCTGATATTTTGATCACAGCAGAAACAGCATCGCTCACATAACAAAAAGAACGAGTTTCGTCTGCGCCAATAAGTTCAAAATTATTGTTACGAATTTTTTCAACAATATCTTTTACAAAGTGTCCTGCACCAGAGTGTTCGCTAAACACATTAAAGAATCTAATAACTAAAAAATCAATGCTACTGTTGAATAAGTAATTTTCAGCAAGGACTTTTGGTAACATGTAACTCCAGCGTGGATTGTGTACATTGTTAATTGTAATGTTAGTAATTTCAGGTGTTGGAAACTGCGATGTTCCTGCTACAACTTCGCTACTACTCGCATAGATTAATTTACAGTTAGGATTAGATTCTGCAAATTTAAAAATAGCCAAGTCTAATGTTACGTTATTTCTTAGTACATCATTGGGTTGACTGTAAAAATATTTGGTGCCATTGGTTGCCGCCATATGATATATTATATCAAAAGTATTAGATGTTTGTTCTAAGTATTCAACTAAATTTGATTTTACATACAAACAATTTTCTGGTACATAGTTTTTAAATCGTTGATTATTATCAACAGCCGTGACATCATTTTCTAGACTTAGTTGATTGCAGAATTCGCGACCAATTAGTCCGGCAGCACCAGTGATTAAGATTTTCTTACGGTTACTGGCCATAGCTGGTTATCTTCTTTCATTGCTGTAAAATAGGTTTGTGGAATGTTTAGACTAGCAAACGTACTAATAAGGAAGTCCAAATCTTTTGGCAAACACTTGCCTCCAAATGCTCTTAAGTTTTCATTGACTTCTAGATAGTTTTGATCATGATTAACTTTTAAGTAAGCTTCAAGTACATTATTATAATTGGCTCCGACTGCGTTACTTAATTCATAAAAATGATTTGCTAACACAACTCTAGCGGCGGCAATATTATTGCTCATCATTTTGATAACTTCAGCTTCTTCCAACGAACAGAAAAAGCACTCTTCCCCTAAAAGCCATAAAGGCACAGCTTGATTGTTATGCCCTACTATTATTGGGCGATTTAAACAATCTGTTTCCCACACTCGCTCTCTTAAAAACTCAGGCAAGTAATAAACTTTATCATTGATAATTTTTTCTATAGTACTGCACATACCTACAGGAACGGTACTACGTATTACTATTGAACAATTTGGATTTACTGCTTTAAGTCTTTTAATCTCGTCCACTAATAGTTGTATACTTGCATCAGTGTCAGTTGGTATGCAAAAGAACACATAATCACAAACATATAAATCTTCAATCGTAGTTCCATTAACTATATCATGAATTACTACGTTTGCATTTTTAAGCAAACCTTTGTGTGTGGCCTTGCCTACAATACCGTATCCAGCTATTCCTAATTTCATTTTGCGTCCTTGGCTTTGTTAATCATCTCTTTATATTTTGGATTAGGATGATCTTCAAGATGATTGTGGTATATATCAATAACTTGTTTAG